ATATATTTAATCGGCAAAATAACAAACTGCCTGGGGCTTTGATGGTTTCACCTCAGGTACAGAAACTTTAAAACCGGACCGTGCATTCTGCTGTGTTTTGGTTTCACGGGCTTTCGGTTTTGGTGGCGGAGCCTCTTCCTCGGATTCGGACTCCTCATAAATGATGGTCTTCTTCTTTGGCTTCCTCCTCTTCTTTACAATGACTACCTCCTCCTCGGATTCGGATTCCTCCTGATAAATGACTTTAGGTTCCTTCTTCTTTGGAGGAGGCACCGGAGGTGCTTCGCTTACTGCAACCGCTTTCACCTTCTTCTTAACTGGCTGGGGTTCAGGTTCAGAAGCCTCCGACTCTTCGCTCTCGGAAACGACCTTTGGCGGAGCCGAACTATTCAGATGTTCGACGACTGCTTTCTTAATGGCCTTCTGAGTGGTGGTCTTCATTTTTTCATCACGGGCTAAAAGCATTTTCTTAGTGGCCTCCTGTTGTGCCTCACTGCGTGGTTTTTTCTGCTTTGGTTTGGTAAGGACTGCATCATCATTTAGGGGTTCGTCTGACATTATATAATAGGGAAACATAAAAAATGTCTAAAGCTTAATTAAATCTCTCATACTATATTATAATGCCCCTCGAAATTCACGAAGTAGCCAATGATAAAATGCCCACTACAAAGCCCATAAAAGAAACCATGGATATATATGTCCCCGATATTGTAGAGGGGGTTGCAAGAAGGAACGGAGGGATAATCCTCTACATAGGTTCTGGAGGCAGTGGAAAGACGAGCCACCTCTTAACCCAAATGAAAACGGTTTACAAAAAGAAGTTCCACCACATCTGGTATTTCTGCCCATCGTCGTCCTTCCTAAGTGTAGAGAAACACCCATTTGAAAAGCACGATAAGGTGCATCACGAATTGACAACGGAAGCATTAGATGATATCCGAGAGGAACTCACAAAAATCAAAGAGGAGAGGGAAGAAGATGATATGCCGGAATACTCACTGGTTATCATAGACGATTTTGCAAACAATTTGAAAGATAAACATCTGCTTGCCAAACTAAATTCAATGCTAATCAAAGCGAGGCATTTGAATTGTTGTTTCCTTTTTACCGTGCAGTCATATCTGTATTACCCAAAGATCTTGAGGAAGCAACTGACTTGGGTCAGCATCTTTAGTGGTGTGAGAAATAAAGAGGAATGGAATACAATTACAAAAGAACTCTTAAAAATGTCGGAGCAAGATGCCAAAACCCTCTATGATTATGTATTTGATAAACCGTATCAACATATGGATTTAGACTTATTTGAGGAGAAGTTCTATAAGAACGGAAACCATCTTGAAATAACTGAAAACTAAACCTCCCTATAATATAAATGGAGCATATCGAAAGTATTCAAATATATTTAAATTCCAGATACGCCAATGAGACGGTAAACGACAACACTGCAAATTGTATTTACTACCTACCTATGATTGATGTGCCAGATGGCCATCATATCTATCTGTCCTTACAAAACGCTAATATCCCCTACAGTTTCTACAGCATCAGTGCTATTGACAACACCTTCAGCTGGGGGCTTGTAGGTGGGCCTATAAACACATATTATGTAGCACCCGGAAATTACAATATAACACAGTTTATAGATGTTATCAAAACAGCAATGGGTGCATCTTATACAATAACTTACAGCTCGATAACCAGTAAAATTCTTATCACTCATTCTACAAGCAACTTTATAATATATGCGGCGACAATAAACCACGTTCTGGGGTTCTCTAAAACGACCAATACCACTTCGGCGGCCAATTTACTATACGGGAGAGACTGTGTAAATCTCAATCAAATCCGTGCTATCAATGTAGAGATAAATTTCCCTACATACAATGTAAATGTAGCGGCCCCCTATGAGAACAACATATTAGCAACAATCCCAGTGTATGTGGCACCTTTTAGCGTAATCACATACCAGAACGCCAATAACTTTAGAACAAATTTGTATGTGAATAAATTGGACCAGATACAGATACGGTTGTTGTCGAACGATGGAAACTTAATTGACCTGAATGGGATAAATTACCAAATGACTTTGCAATTGGATTGCATAAAATTTACATAAGGCCGCCCTTATAAAATGTTTGTATATGGTATAATGATTGGCTATAAACAACCTTTAGGAAAACAGATGCTGGGCTTCAAGATGCCCTTAGGAAAAATGAGACTTGGCTCAAAAATCCCTCTATTAGAAAGGCCGGCGGCCAGACAAGTTGCAGAAGCTTTGCAAAAGAAAATATCGGCGGGTCTTGAGAGAAATGTCCTGAAACGATAAACGCAAAACATTTAGACAATTTAAATGCTTTGAATCCAAAAAAAAAGTCGGACTACAATATATAAATGATACCTGCAAACCTCAAATATCAGTCCAAGGTTGAGTCCGCTCCGGCTCGTAGATTTTTAACCCAGATCCAGCCCCAAGGCTCCACCTCCTTTGGAATGGGTGAGACCATCACCATCAACATTCCCACAAGAGCCAACACTGCTCTCATTCCCTCCGAGTCCTATTTGAAAGGCACTTTAAGTCTTTCTTGTTCGACTGCCAACGCCACCGCTGCAACTTTCGAGTCAGCGGGTGTTCATGGTTTTATCCAGAGAATTAGAGTTTTCCACGGGTCCAATTTACTTGAAGATATTGATAACTATGCCCAGTTGGCGAAAATCCTGTATGATTTCCAAGCTTCCGACGATGCGGTTAAGGGACGCCTTGCTGTTACCAGTGCAACCAACCCTCAATATAATGTTACCTCCGGAACCATTGTCCGAGGTGTAAATCGTGGTGCCACCACGGGTGTTACAACCACCGCCACCACTGTTCCCTTTGCTATCAACTTGATTTCGCTCGTAGGTGCTTTGGCCGGTGAGAAATATTTGCCGTTGTGGCAGATGACCGCCGCTCCTCTTCGTGTAGAAATCGTTTTGAAATCGTCAGTTGTAACATCTCTGATGTCTCTCGCTGGAACTGCCACTGCCCAGATTTTTTCGCTTAGTAGCGTAAATTACTGCGGAGAGTTCTTAGAACTCCCTGATAGTGCCATCTCTGCAATTAATTCGGGTTCTTCTTCCCCAATGCAGATGGTCTTGCCTTCTTACAGGTCTTTCACCAACAGTGCTGCAATAACAACTGCAGGAACATCAGTCAGTTTTCCAATTCCCGCCAAATACAGCAGTCTTAAGAACCTCTTTGTCGCCACAAGAACCTCCGTGGGTGCCGATGGATTGTATCCCAACTCCCACTGCAAATATGGTCTTACCAGTTATTCTTTCAGAGTGGGTGCGGAAGTGCTACCTTCGACTCAGCCTGTTTCGGTTCCCGAGTTCTATTCTGAGGCTGTCAAATGCTTTGGCTCCCTTGCCGATTTGGCTTTCCAGCCCTCGGTTGATTTGGTTTCTTACGCATTAGATGTCCCGAACACCATTGCCAGTTCTGGTGATGCAAGTTTGCTTGATTCCGGTTCCTTCGTCGTTGGTATGGATATGGAGGTGTATTCCAATGCCGATAAGAGTTCCATTTTTGCCGGAACGAACACCAATAATTCCGATATCTTCTACAATGCAAATTTCACACCCGCTGGAAACGTTACCATCCTGCAAACTGCCTTTGCCTCATACGACCAGGTGCTAGTCTATGAGAACGGTGTCTGCTATGCCAGATATTAAAATCTGAGCTGACTCTATAATGCCCAAAGGAAAAGTTCATTATTTACCAAGCGGTAAGATTTACCCCAGTTTTATGCCAACCCACAAAGCGGGAGAAGGCCGCCTGATGACGGGTTTAACACATACGGCCAAAAGTCAGTATCTTACCCACACAAAACCTAAGGGAAAGAAGTAGTTATGATAATAAATTCTCTGTTTATTATAATAAGTATGCAAACCGAAGTAGCGAAATTATGGCTCTATGGAGCAAATGTAGGAACTACAATATCCCAAATAGGAATACGAAATAGCACCAATACCGAATACACATTTTTTGTAGATTTGCGAATGGTTTTAGGCGAAACGATGTTCCAAAAATATGAGGCGTTCAAAGTATATTTTGGGTTTCTAAATCTGGGAACAGGAACAACAGCAAATATAGACACGGTGTTTGTAAATGGAATAAATCTGATACAAGCGTCATATCAGGGCAAACAAGCAGGATTTAATACGGCAGTAGATATTTACAGTCAAACCGTCCAAATGACCGACCCCGCAAATCTTGGTGGCAAAAATGCTAATACACAAGAGTTTGTTATGATAAAACCAGATAATGCAAAAATAGAACTCACTATATCAATTGTGCGTGATGATGCCGCAATTCCAACTTTGTTACAGGGAGTATTTTTTTTGACATTTGTGCCATTCCAGAAAGATAAGATTTATAAAAATCCGTTCAACTACCTGTATCAGAATGAATTAGCAAACTTCACATTAACAACGCAAATCTTGTCGGCAGGGGCAACAAATGAATATGGAACCATGAACTCAACATTTACGACTTTTAATTTCACGAATGTCAATATGCGACGCATTATTGGGACGATGTGGGACAAATATGATAAGTTCAATTTGGTTTGCTCAAATGTTGGGATAGGTTCAACGGCAACAACAATTACAGGTAATCAGCGGTTTATGTTTTTTCAAATACAGGGACTCCAATTTATTAACTCTTTAAGCACAACTACTTCATCTACATTTTCGCAAAGTGTAGCATATACACCAATATTCAGATATGCAACAGCATCAACGGCAGACAGCGATAGTTTTGCGGTGCCTGAAAGTTTAATCAGTTTCAGAAAGCCTGAATCAGAGAATGTGGATTTAGCGTTTCAACTCTTTACTGTAAATAGTGGAGGAACGGCACTCAATTTACAAATGAATCAATTTAGTTTGACATTTGCCGTTGTGGGAATCAAAGAGTAGGGAACCAAGGTTCCCCTACGACCCCTCCTTTTTAAAGGGAAAAGGCATGGAAAAACCGTAGGTTTGTCCAGAATTAAATATAATGATAATATAAATGCTTAGTGAAAGTGGTTCATTGATATTATCAACAAGTTCATCAACAAGTCCTTGCACGATTAATGCTTCAAAGTCAGACTTCACCTTCTCAAATATTAATATGCGAAATGTGCTTGGTGCTGCGTGGGACAAATATGATATGTTTACTATGAAAGTTGCGTCGGTAGCAACAGCGGGAACAATAACATTATCAAGCTCAACATACGGATTTATCTGCTACAATATGGCGGGTCTTACTTGGGAAAATCTCCATTATGATACGGCATATATGAGTCAAACTTTTGTGCCAATTGCGGTCGCAGGTTTAGCGACAGGAACGCCCAATGTAAATCAATACATTACAAATACAGGACAAAGTTATAATTTTCGTAAATCTTCTGACATAGTGGATTTGAACTTTACAATTACAAGTCCAGATGAAACAAGTGGTCCCAGCACCTTTGGAACAGTCCCAGCAGGCAATGTTTATAATAATGTAGCATTTCATTTGGTATTTGAACCAGTCATACCAGGTGAGATGAATGAGTGTGCGTTTTTTGGATTTAATATGAGTTCATTAATATCATCTCAAGTGGGTCGCACAGTAAGCTCAGACCGCAAAGAGTATAATTATCCTGCGTTTGATATGAGACGCCTGTGCCGTAATTTCTGGGATAAACACGAAGATTTTGAAATCCAATGGGCGTTTCATAATAATCTGGGGATTGGAACTTTATCAGGAAATTCAAGGATTTGTCTGTTTCAAATGAATGGACTCAATTTTGTGAATAGTGCAACCAAGAATAGCAATAGCACAGATAGACTGGGAATGACTACGGAATCGCCAATAATAGGAAATATTGTTTTCGCAACTGCGGCATCAACACATGCAGCGATTATGTATTCGTCTTTTGCCCCAATTCAATTCAAAAAAGATGGTGACAACGTGAATCTTACAATTAATTTGAAAAATAACGAAAATTCAACAGCATTTGCTTTTACATTCACAGGAACCAATCCCAGAGGCACAATCGGTTTTTTCATAAAACCCATTTACAAAGTCCCGAAAGCAACGCTGTTTATAAACCCATTTGGACTTACAACATCGCAAACAAATCTGGGTATAATCAATTCTGGTGCGACGGAATTTACTTTAAATAATGTGAATATGCGTCAGTTGTGCCGTTCCTTGTGGGACAAATATAAGAAATTCAATACATTTGTAACGACAACAATGAGTCAGTTAGCAACAACACAGACAGCAAACCAATCGTATATTTTACAAATGGAAGGGCTGAACTTTATTAATCAGACTGCGTATATAACAAGCACAGGTCAAACGCAAACGGCAACACTTGGGACGGTTGCAATGTATGGCTCAACAACTACTGCTGGGTATCAATCGGCCCTTGTCACATCATTTTATCGGGACTTAGATTTTGTTAATTTAACACTTAGAGCGGTGCCTCTTGCATCAGGAACGGCATTTACAGCAACCCCGCTAAGCTGTAATTTTGTCTTTACAATAGTGGGGGTCGAGGAGGATGAA